TGTGACATTATCCGTGGCTTGCTGAACGTCGATCCTGCCACAGGCAAACGCCAATGCAAAAAGGCTTACATCAGTTTCGGACGCAAGCAAGGCAAGTCACAACTGATTGCCGCCCTTGCCCTCTATTTCCTTGTCGGCTCGGGCAAGCAAGGCCAGACCATTTACATCGGGGCAGCCAAACGAGAACAAGCCTTACACATTTGGAAGATGATTGCAGATTTCATAAAGCAATCACCCACCCTCAAAAAGATATGCCTTTTACAGCCCTACAAATACCGCATTGCGTGGGAGGAAAAGGGCAATGAAATCATCAGCCTTTCGAGTGAAGGCGCACGGGATGAAGGCTCTGGCCCCACGGTTGCCATCATTGATGAATTGTTCGCCCACAAAAATAACAATCTGTGGGATTCACTCACCAGCAGTTTTGGCGGAACGAAAGAACCTCTGCTTATCACCATCAGCACGGCGGGCACAGACCCCAACAGCAAGTGCTTTGAACAATACACGTATGCCAAGAAAGTCTTGGACGATCCTACCTTTGATCCATCTTTCTTTGCCTGTGTCCACGAATGCCCGAAAGAGCCAGAGGAATCATGGCGGGATGAAGCCAATTGGTATAAGGCAATGCCTGCCCTTGGGGATTTCTGCAATCTCGATTTCATCCGGTCTGAATTCCAACTGGCGAAAGAGTTGCCGAGCGAAGAGCGAAAGTTTCGCCAGAAATATTTGAATCAATGGTTGGACAAATACGTTGATGGTTGGTTGCCAATGAAACATTGGGAGCAATGCGAAAAGCCAGACCACAGCAACTTGACCAAAGAGAAATGGATTTGTGGTCTGGACCTTGCGAGCGTTTCAGACTTCACATCCTTTGTGATGTATTCGCCAGAAAGCCATACGGTGTTGCCGTTCTTTTTCCTGCCCGAAGAGGCAGCCAAAGACAAGCCACATTATCAAGTGTGGGCGAAGCGAAAATTGTTGACGCTCACCGAGGGCAACGCCACGGATTACGATGTGGTGCGAGCGACGATCAACAGGCTTCGCAAGGAATACCACATTGACCGGATTGCCGTGGATCGTGTGTTTAATTCCGTCCACATTTCAACCCAACTCACGGGCGATGGCTTCAACCTGGAAGCGTATGGGCAGGGTTTCCTATCAATGTCACCTGCCAGCAAGGAACTAGAGCGGCTGATTTTGACCCATCAATTGAAGTTTGATAATCCCATCTTGGATTGGATGGCTGGCAACTGTGTGGTTGAAACGGATGCGGCAGGCAACATCAAACCGACCAAACGCAAATCCAAAGACAAGGTGGATGGGATCGTAGCACTTTGTATGGCAATCGGGATCACTCTGCCCAAGCCAGATAAAAACATAATCAATGGCCGGGCAATGATTTGGATTTGATGCCCATTCCCCTAGATATCCATACTATGGGATTATTCACTTGGATGGGCTGGAAAAAGCCAGAGCGTAGAGCATACGAACAACAATTGCCACTTCACGAAATTGGTTGGAATACATACAAGGTTGGCAACACAGACACGGGAATCAACATCACCGAAGAGTCTGTTTTAGAAACCTCAACTGGCCTTTCCTGTATTGAATTCATCGGTGGGATACTCGCCAGCGTGGCCCAATCGGGAAAGACTTACAAGAAAACCACCGAGGGCAGGGAACTAGTTGAGGATCATTCCACAACAAAACTAGTTCGCAACCCACATGAAGAGTTATATACATCGGTTGCATTCTGGCAGGTTGTCGCCACCAACCTTTGCACACACGGCAACCATTTCTCTTTGATTGGTAGGAACGGCAGCCGCCCAACCCTAACCGTATTGAATCCCAAGCAAGTCAAGTTTGAATTAAATGGTGGGCATCCATTCTACATTTACAAACAAAAACCCATTGCCCCATCCGAAATGTTCCACATCGCTGGAATGACCACCGATGGTTTCATGGGTGTTTCGCCCGTGCTGAAAAACAAGCGAACCTTTGAATTGGCTCTGGCGGCTGAAATGTATGGTGCGAGATATTTCGGCAACGGTAATCATTCCGATGGTTATCTCACAATGCAGGGCAGTTTCGGCACCGATGAAGCCTTGGAACAATTCAAAGAGCAAATGGACAAGAGCCGTGGGCTTGAAGAGGCAGGCAAAACGCCTTTCTATATGCACGGCATCGAATGGAAACCAAAGGGTTACTCCAACCACGACAGCCAATTTTTAGAGGCCAGACAATATCAGGCACGGAGTATATGCCAAATCTATCGTGTGCGTCCGTATATGGTCGGTCTGGAAACGTCCAGCAAGTCACCCGAAGCAGAGAGTTTGGATTTTGAGAAATACACACTGCGCCCGTGGGTGGACAAGGTAGAGGCAGAGATTGACCGCAAGTTATTCACCGAAGAGGAAAAGGCTAGTGGTTATTTCCATCGCTTCAACGTGGATAGTCTGTTGCGGGCAGACGTTAAGACACGTTACGAAGCGAACAAGATTGCCAACGGTGGAATGCCGTGGGAAACAGTCAATGAACAAAGAACCCGAGAGAACTTGCCGAAGTGGGGGCCAGAATTCGACCAACCTATTATGCCAATGAATATGGCACAGGCGTCCGATCAACTGGGGACCGACGATCAGCCCGAGCCGCCTGTCGATGAACAACCACCAGAGGAAATCCTAAATCCGAACACACCCAAAAGCACCTTTGAAGAAAAGGCGTTTGCCCCTGTGTTGGCTGATGGTATCCGCAGAATTTTGACCAAGGAAATCAATGCGATTAAGCGGGCGATGAAGAAACACACGGGCGACGAATTTAATTCGTGGGCTGATGAATTTTACAACGATCACCAAAGCCACGTTGCCGAAGTGATGAAGCCATCCCTAACAGTGCTTGTCGGCGAAGAAAACGCTTCGGCTGTGCTAGATAGGTTTGCAATCACGCATTGCGAAGAGAGCAAGAGAGCGTTGCAAAACGCCGTGGGTTCTGTGGAGAAATTGGAAGGAATCTTGCAAGAGTGGATGGAATCGAGAGCTAAGCAAATTACACAAGCATTATTGGAGAACAATGGAACGAGAGACTAGGTTTTTGCCTGTTGATGATTTAGAGGTTCGCTTTTTGGAAGGCGGCAGGGTTCAAATCAATGGATATGCAGCGAAGTTTAATGCACCATCCCGCCTGATGCATCACCCGCAGTATGGGGAAATCCGTGAGATCATCCGTCCAGGTGCGTTTACCGACACCATCAGCAAGCGAAATAAATTCCCCGAAGACGTGGTTGCGAACATCGACCACGATAACGACAGGATTTTAGCTCGCACCAGTGGCGGCACGCTCAGACTTTCCGAGGATGCTTTAGGTCTTCGCATTGAAGCAGACCTTGCGGACACCACCCGAGCCAAAGACTTGATTGCCGATATCAAGCACAGGAATTATCAGGGAATGAGTTTCGCTTTTACCTGCCAGCGGGAACTAGTGCGGGAAGAAAAAGAACAAGGTTGGGTGAGAGAGTTGCACGAAGCCACGCTTTTTGATGTGGCCGTTGTGGTTGATCCTGCCTACACACAAACCAGCGTGGGTGTTGCCGCTCGATCTATTGAACGTGAGGTTGAACGGCGGGCAGCCGTGGCAGTCGAGGAAAAGGCAGAGGAAACCAAGGCCACAGAGGCAGACCAAGCCGCCAAAGATGCTGCTGAATTGAAGATGAAGGCACTGCAATTAAAGCAGAAACTATATGAACTAGATGCGTAAGAAAGCCTTGCCATAGGTTTTCTCCCTTGGGGGCTGGTGCTTTGACTCTCACCAGCCCCCTTTTCTATGCGCTCAAATAAAAATCAAACGCACCTGCCTAGATACTTTCGAGCCGTTTAGATTTTTGGAGCCGTTGCTACCCAATCAAAACAAGGTTCACCAAATCTTTGCCACTTCGGCAGGGATACCTTTTTTTGAAAGATACCAAATATGTCATGGTTAGATATCAAGTCTCTTGGTGAAGAGAAAGCCAAGTTGGTCAAGGAAACTCGTTCCTTGGTTAATGCTGGCGAACTAAGTGCCGAGCAGACCGCAGAAGTTGAAAAGCGTTTTGCACGCATCGACGAAATTACAAGTCAGGTCGAGCGGCTGAACAAAATTGCAGACCTTGAAAAGGTCACAGAAGAAAGATTGATTTCCGAAGAGCGTGAAACCGCTAAGGGAATCGACAGCCCAGAATACCGCACGGCATTCTGGAACAAAGTCAGAAATTATAACGGCAGTTCAAACCTTGAATTCCGTGCTGTGTCCAGCGTTGGAACAGGTGCCAATGCTGCTGGTGAATTCGTTCCCAAGAGTTTCTATGACTCTTATGTGAAGGTTCTGGCGTCCTATGCTGGAATGCGTCAAGCCGGTTGCACGGTTTATCCGACAGCCGCAGGTGAAAACCTACACATCCCGAAAGTTGATGATTCAACCGTTTCCGGTGCCGTTGTTGGCGAACACGTCGCCAGTGCCGATGATTCAACAAACGACGTGGCAACTAGCGAAATCATTCTTTATGATTGGCGAGTTGATAGCCACGTTCAGAGAGTTTCCAAGAAATTGCTTCGCAATTCTGGTTTCCCTGTTGAACAGTGGTTGGGCGATGTTTTGTTTGATCGTGTTGCACGCAAACAAAACGCATTGTTCACCGTTGGTGGTGGCACAACCGAGCCAACTGGCGCTGTTGTTGGTGCAACCGATAGTGGAGTGGACACAGCAAGTGCCACAGCGATTTCTTATAACAACCTAGTTGATTTGCAGAATTCGTTGAACGTTGCTTATGAATCGGCTGGCGAGTGTGTCTTTATGATGCACCAGAATACTTTTGCCATCGTGCGAAAGATTTTGGATGAGCAAGATCGTCCACTATTCGGCACGGGCAACATCCAAGAGGGTGCGCCGCTACAGTTGCTAGGCAAGCGTGTTGTTCTCAACAACGCTATGGCAACAGGGCATCTAGCCAAGAGTATCCTTTATGGAAACTTCAAGGCTGGTTATGTCATTCGTGACATTGACAGTGCCGAGTTGAGCATCAACCCATATCTGTATTGGGCCACCGATGATCTCGGTTTCCGCTACACAGCCTATGGTGATGGTGCGGTTGTCGATGCCAAGGCAATATACTATTTGCAAATGGGTTCGTCATAATCCATTGTTTGCTGACCTTTCAAACCCAACTGGTGAAAGCCAGTTGGGTTTTTTTATTGCTGTGACTAAATAAAGCAGCGCTTTACCCGCTCCACGAGTATGTTTTTTGTCAAAAAAAGAGGACACCAACAGCCCATGACATTTCTTTGTGAAGCCTGTCAGCATTCAATGCCGCAGGAATGTAAACACGTCATCGTTAGGATAGACGGCGTTTACACACTATGCACACGATGTGCGCCCGAGTTGCTTACCGGCACACTCTCGCCAAGGCAGTTTGCCAATCTCATTCGCATACACAATAGCGATGAGTTTTACTTGAGTGATAACTTTTACACAAACGGGGTTCCCAACAATCCAGTTTGGCAAGGCAACGAAGCTATTGATGTGTCTGTGCCGTTCTATTCCACCTTGCCCGCTTATGATGCCGACAGTGGATCATGGCTCGACAGCCATACGGGCCAATATTACAAGCCAGAGTAACCAATGGCTTTTCTACGCATTACCCAAGAACAAATAAAGTCAACGTGGTCTGCATCGGTGGGGCAGATCATTGACGACACGGGCAGCGAAGCCTATTGGGCAAAGAAAGTAAAACGTAATCAATGCATTTATGTCAGCGATGAAGAGGCCGAGAAAGCATGCCGAGTGTTGGGAGCATATCAAAATAAACCTGTGTTCCGACCACATCCACGATACACGACCAACCTTGCAACCAACTCTGTGCGGTTGAACCTGCCCGAGAAAGGATCGTTCAACCCTGGATTGGCGAAATACAAAGACGGTTATGTTTTGGTTTACCGTCCAGACGAATTCCGGTTTATTGCCTGCCACCTGGATAAACAATTCAAGGCCACTGGTTTCTTTCCTCTGAAACTCGCCCCCAACTGCGCCGATCCACGGTTGATTTGGCATCGTAACAAACTCTTGGTGATTTATGCCGGGTTCACCGAGCCGCCCGAGCGTCACCGTATTTGCATCAAAGGCACGATCTTAATTGACCTAGACCAATCAGAGGATTTCATTCACTCACCAGAATTCCGAGTTGATCCGCCCGAGTTGATTGACCATCAGAAAAATTGGATGCCCTTTGTGTGTGACGATGAATTGTATTTCGTGGCCCAAGTCTGTCCCCACATCGTTTACAAGTGGGATGGAAAACGATCAACAAAGGTTTCCGAAGTGGAATGGGATCACCCGTGGTTTTTCAAAGAGTTTCTAAGAGGCAACTGCAACTGTGTTCAACTGCCCGATGGCAATTACTTGGGCACCTTTCACACGGCCACGGCAACCGCCAAATGCATACATTATGACAATGGTGCTTATATATTCGAGGGAAAACACCCCTTTAGACCGCTCAAATCAGCCAATAGATCGTATTTACCGGCTGATATGGCATTAGAACCCCATTTCAGGAAAAAGGGCTTAATTCGATGCATTTTCCCTGTGGGGATGGTTCTGGAAAAAGACACTCTGTTAATCACGTATGGGGATAACGATTCGTGTTGTCGGCTGATGAAGACGACCACAGCAGAGATGGAAAACACAACAGTGGAGTTATATGAAAGTCAGATTGAAAACGTCGATAGCGGGGATCAACTATGCCTTCCCGAGAGGGGCGATAGTGGACACGGAAAAGTTTCCAGAGGCACTAAGGTGGTTGGCAAAGGGCGAAGCAGTGCTAGTGCAAGAGCCAACCGAAACAGCCGCCATGCAAAAGACAGTGGAACAAGCCACGTTGAAGCAGAACAAACAGCGAAAGGCGAAGAATAATGAGTGATGCAGACAAAAGAGTTGAGGCGTTTAAGAGCAACGATGGCACGTTCTACCGATGCCATTTTGGCGACGACCACACAGAGTTTGAATTCTACAAAGACGGGCAGCCCGTGTTTACAACAAGCGATCAGTTGGTTGCCCTAGAGTATTACAACAACGAGTGGCAAACAAATCAGCCTGCCAACAACTAGATATCCGTATGAACTACCTAGAAATCATTGAAGCGCCTGAATCGTATCCCGTAACGCTCAACGAGTTGAAAGCCCATCTTCGTTTGGATGTTACGGAAGATGCTTTTACCGTGGCCCAAACCATCGTGCCTGCATCGCACAGCACAGCCGCCAGCTATAGCCTAGAGGGCAGTGCCGTTGATGTATCCACATCAACAGCAACCGTTGTGGTCAATGCGGGATCGTGTGGGGCGGCAGGCACGGTTGCCGTCAAGATTCAAGAAAGCCTTACAGGTTCAAGTGGTTGGACGGATGTAACGGACGGCAGTTTTACCACGATCACCACAGCGAATGACAATGCAACTTATCAGATTGACTATGCAGGCGAGTTGCCGTTTATCCGTGCCGTGGCAACCGTAACGGCCAACGCTTGCTCTTTCTCTGTTGATGTGCAACTCGCATCGCTTCAATCCGTTGAAGATGCCCTTTTAACATCCTTCATTGCCACAGCCACGCTAGAGGCCGAAGAGCATCAATCCCGCAAGATCATTGAACAAACAGTCAGATTGAATGCCGACTATTGGCAAGCCTGTGGAATGGATTTGATGGTTAGGCCAGTTCAAGAAATAGATGAGATAACTTATCTGGACACCAACAATGTTCGGCAGACCTTGGATTCAGCGGAATATGAATTGGTCAATGGCGTGGTTTATCCGGCGCACGGCAGCACGTTCCCGAATGCTCTGTGCCGTCCAGGTAGCATCCACATTGATTTCATTGCTGGATATAGCAGCGTGAATAACATACCAGAATTCACCCGCAACGCAATTCTGATGAAGGCGGGTTTATTGCATCAGAGCCGTGAGGGCAGCATGGATCAAAATGCCCTCAACTGCATCAGACGGCAGCTAGATATGGGTCTTTGGAAATTGAAGGGTTTCACAAGTTGATAAATGCGGGCGACCTCAATAAGCAAGTTGACTTGCAACAAGCATACACAGTGCAAGACACGTTTGGTGAAGCCATTGAAACGTGGCTGACTGTGGCAAGCGGTCTGTGGGCAGAGATTAAACCTCTATCGGCTAGAGAGACAATCCAAGCCAATCAACAGCACGCCGAAACAAGCCACCAAGTAATCATCAGGTTTAGAGGTGGCGTGAGGGCAGACCAGCGTTTGGTCTACAAAGGAAGATATTTTTACATTCAAAGCATCATTGACGAAATGGAAGAGAACGAAAAGTTGACTTTGCTTTGTGTGGAACGGAACTAGATTGCCAGCATTTTTTTCGGTAAAGGTCACAGGCGGCAAGCAAATTGAAAAAGCACTGAAAGAGCTAGAGCCAAAACTAGCAAAAAAGGTGGTTCGCAAGGCTTGCCGTGATGGTGCCAAGGTTCTCAAAGAGGAAATTGAAAAGACAGCACCACAAGACACGGGCGCATTGGCTGCCAGTGTGAAGATCAAAACCAAATTCAGAAAAGGCATCGCAAGCGCCACGGCTGAAATTGGGGAAGGTAATTTCAAGGGCGAAACTTTTTATGCCGCAATGGTGGAATTCGGCACCAGCAAACAGCCACCACAGGGCTATATGCAACAGGCTTTTGACAACAAGAAAGAACAAGTGGCGAAGCAAACCGAGGATGCCATCAGACAAGGCATCGACAAAATTGTAAAAGACTCGACTAAATAGGATGGTCATTGTTTGACCTCCTAAATGATAAGCCTGCCCGTTGCATTTCCGGGCAGGCTTTTTTGTTTGTCTGCATTGCTAAATAGCGTATGACTTTCACGATAAACGATGATTTTGATGTTACTGGCGAGACACTAACCGTCACCGAGGATGTTTCTTTTGTTGGCGGCACATCGGTTTTGGCGGATTCCACTTGGGATATCACGGGCGATTTGACCGCCAGTGAGGGCGTTACCTTTGCCACGGAATCGTTTAACGGATCAACCTGGACGGTTTCGGGCACCTTCACCTTTGACGGCATAGACGACAGCCCTTTGGATTTATCTGCCTCTGAGGCATGGACCTTGACCGTGGCAGGCACGGGCGCAGCGTCATTCGTCAACGTGGCCTATTCCGATGCCTCTGGCGGCTCAACCATCTATGCCACAGACAGTGGCGACGATCAAAACAACGTCAATTGGGAATTTGCCACTTACACGATTCAAGAGGCTATCCGTTCGATCCTGTTGGATGATGCGACCATTGCAGCCGCTCGGGTTTATCCCAATGTAGTTCGGCAGGGCAGGGCTTTGCCGTTCATTGATTATCAGGTGGTGTCCAGTGAAACCCGCCACGATCTACAGGGGCCAATAGGGATCACCGAGGATTTGATAAACATCCACGTCTTTAGTTTTGATTATGACGAGAGTGTGACCATTGGTAATGCCATAGAGGATGCTTTGGATACCTATCGGGACACCATTGAAGGATTGAGGATTTTGAACGTTTTGATTCTTGATTCATTTGATTTGCCCGAGCCGCCAGCAGACGCAAGCGATAGGTGGGTGTTTCACCGGGTTATCAGGATCAAGACATTCTCAAAGTAAAAAATGCGGCAGCCTGAATACATAACTCCAAACACTTTCTTGGAGTTATTTTCATGGCTGAATTTATCGGCGCAGGGGCAACCCTAGCAATTTC